ATTCCGCGTTTGACGATAGATCTCCAGCCGTGACAGTGATTTCGGACTATTATTGGTCTGATTCACTGTGCGGCTGTTGTCGTTGTTGTAGTAGTTATTCACCACGGGCGCACCACCGGTACTTTCCACAACCGCCGCAGACACCCCATCAAGCTGATAACTCAGATCCGACTGCATTGTTAGTTTCATAGTTTCGGCAACACCGGCAACCGCTTTTTCCACATACTTCTTGCTCTTGTTGATACCCTGTGCAAGCCCCTGCATGAAGTCCGGCATCCAGCTCTCGAAATCCACAAGAGGTCCCTCATCCGGTACAGAAAAGTGCAGGAAGGAGCGAATCTTGTCAGCCACGCCGGATACCGCATCAGAAACTTTGTCGATACAGCTCTTGATGCCGTTTACGATACCGTCGATAATATCAGCGCCCCAAGAGAACGCCTGCGAACCGAGATCCTTAATGAAATTCACAGCAACATTGAAGCCGCCCACAATCGTATCCTTAATCGCCGTTATCTTATGGGTAATGGCATTTTTGACGCTGTCCCAGATATTCGACACCGTCGCTTTGATCGCATTCAGTACCGTATTGACTGTGTTTTTGATCGCGTTCCAGACGGAAGATACTGTTCTGAAAATCGTGTTCAGTACTCCGGAAATGAAGCCGCTGATTGCATTCCACACCGCCGATACGACCGTATGAATTGCGTTCAGTGTATTCGTGATGTGCTCCTTGATGCTGTTCCAGATGCTTGAAAGCACCGACCAGATCGCATCCAGCGCAGTGCTGATTGCTGTATGAATGGCGTTCCATACAGTTTCAATCACGGTCCTGATCGCTTCAAGCACAATCATTACAACCGCCTTGATGTTCTCCCATGCCGTGGTGATTTTCTCGTGAATCCAGTCCATGACACGGGAAATGATAACATGGATCGCTTCAAAAATCGTCTCGAACAGATACTTGAATGCATCAAGCAGCGGAGAAATGAAGTTGTAGATGGTCTGCCATACAGTTGTGATAACAGACCTGATCGCATTCAGCACCGTGCTGATCGCTGTATGAATTGCATTCCAGACAACAGTAATAACCGTCTTGATCAGGTTGATCTTGGTGGTTACGTCATTGTAAATCGCCGTCCAGATACCGACAAAAACATTCTTAATACCTGTCCAGACAGATACAAAGAAGTTTTTGATGCCGTTCCAGATGTTGACAAAAAACGTCTTGATACTCGTCCAGACATTCACCCAGAATTCTTTTACTTCATTGAGGTTTGTGCCGAAGAGATTACACAGCACATTCAGGCAGTTTTTCAGCATGTCCTTCAGGTAATTCCAGACCGCAACGAAAATACCCTTGATGCCGTCCCACACTCTGCTCCAGTCGCCGGTAAAGATACCGACGAAAATATCCAGCACATTGAGTATGGTATCCGTCACGAACTTGAAGGAGTTTGCAACCTGCTGAAATACGCCCTCGAATACAGGCGCAAGGAACTTACACAGTCCGTCCCACACAGCCTTGATGACTTCGCCGATATTCTTGAAATCGAAACCCAGTGCATTGACACGGTCAACGATGCCCTGACAGAAGCCAGCGAAAATGCTCTTGATCTGTTCCCAGATCGCCGTGATCTTATTGCGAAAGTCCTTGTTGGTACGCCACAAATGCACAAAAGCCGCCACCAGTGCGGCAACAACTGCAATGACAGCGACCACGGGCGCACTGATTCCGCCGATCACACCGCCGAAGGAAGTGAAGGCTGCCTTTGCGCCTGCGATGATCGTTGGAAGATTGGAAACAAACTTCATCAGCTTGCCGACTGTGACCATTGTTTTGCCGACCACAACCAGAAGCGGACCCAGCGCCGCTGCAACCAGTGCGATTTTGACAATGGTTTCCTTTGTGGCGGGATCCATCGCGTTCAGTTTGTCAATGAAGCCCTGAATCTTCGTCACGATTGCCCGGATTGCAGGCATCAGGATTTCGCCGAAGGAAATGGCAAGCTCCTGAAGCTGCGATTTCAGAATGGTGAGCTGACCGCCCAGGTTGTCTTGCATGACAGCAGCCATTTTTGCGGTCACGCCGTTGTATCCGTCGATTTCATCAGAACAGGTGCTGATTGCTCCCTCCAGCTTCTGAATATCCCCAGGGGCGGCATTCATCAGCGCAAGGAAACCGGACATTGCGTTTTTGCCGACCAGTGCTTGCGCCGCCGATGCCTGTTCCGACTCTGACATCTGTGCGAAAGCCACACGGCAGTCCGCCAGAATGTCATTCAGTGCTCGCATGGAGCCGTCAGCATTGGTGGTAGCAATTTCGATTTCGCCGAAAGATGCTCCGCAGAATTTCACCTCTCCGGCAAGCGCATTCATCATAGAGCGGAGCGCCGTACCTGCCTGTGAACCCTTGATACCGCTGTTCGCCATGAGACCGATTGCCTGTGCAGTATCCTCACAGGAGAATCCCAGAGAACCTGCAACAGGCGCACAGTATTTGAAAGTTTCACCCATCATCGATACATTTGTATTAGCGTTCGACGATGCCGCAGCCAGCACATCAGCAAAATGACCGCTGTCGGCAGCAGATAAGCCGAAAGCGGTCAAAGCGTCAGTTACAATATCCGAAGTAGTCGCCAAGTCCTCACCGGAAGCGGCAGCGAGGTTCATAATGCCGTCAATGCCCGACAGCATATCGCCGGTTTTCCAGCCCGCCATTGCCATGTAGTTCATGGCTTCGGCAGCCTCGGAAGCGGAGAACTTGGTCTTTGCGCCCATCTCACGAGCCTTGTCACGAAGCTTGTTGAGGTCATTACCGGTGGCACCGGATACAGCAGCGACCTTGCTCATGGCGGAGTCGAAGTCGGCTGCGGTCTTGACAGCGGTAGTTCCGGCAGCCATGACGGGAACGGTCACATGAGTGGTCAGTGTTGTACCCACATCGGCGACCTTGTCACCGGCTTTTTCAAGCATTTCTCCCGCCTGACCGAGCTTGGCAAGCACCGTGCTGGAAGCCTCCGCCTCACGCTGGAGGTTCTGCAATTCCTGTTCCGTTTCGATGATCTCACGCTGGAGGGCATCATACTGTTCCTGGGAGATGTCCCCGTTGGCGAGGGCTTCATTTGCCTGCGCCGCAGCGGTTTTCAGGGTTTCCAGCTTTTCTTTGGTAGCCTTCACCGCATCGGCGAGGAGCTTATGCTTCTGCGAGAGCAGTTCTGTGTTGGTCGGATCGAGTTTCAGCAGCTTCTGTACATCCTTGAGCTGCATCTGCGTGTTCTTGATGTTTTTGTGGACACCTTCCAGCGCCTTCGACAGCTTGGTAGTATCGCCGCCGATCTCGACCGTGATGCCCTTGATTCTGTTTGCCATGCGGTTTCACCTCCTCCGTGAGGGCATGAAAAAAGCACCTGCCGTAGCAAGTGCTTAATGCTATTGTGTGTTATAAATTTAGATTATTTATCTCTAAAATCAAGTCATCACATGCTTTTGTAAATGTTTGCAGTCTTTCCTCGGTATTAAAAGAACGAAGAATATCTGTAATTACATATAGATGGCTGCCCATACCGTCATCTTGATAACCATTTGGTATAAAACTATCAATAATACTCACTAATGTACCTATATTGGTATTCCTGATTTGAAATGCTAATTGATTATATGCTTTTATGAGGTCAACCTTATGATTATACATTGCGACATAATTGTTGTATACTGACTCATCTGTGTATGGACTGAAAAATGGAGCATAATTCGAATTACTTAACCGATAGAACTTGTTAGCAAAAGCCTTTAAGTTGTTTGGAATAGACAGCATATTGTTTAACATACCAATGTCGATTGAGTTTTGAGCATTGGTGTTCCCAATAAACGTGGGGTAGTACTTAGCAAGAATCTGAGGGTTTGCGCACAAAAAATCCTCAATCGTATCCCAAAACAGAACACGTATATCTGTACCAATATTAGCAACATAATCTTGAATACCAGTATCTTTGTCAAAGGTTGTCATCGCAATAAATAATTGACAATTTGGAAAATGCTTTTTGGCTGTACAATAATCTGCACATATCTGTTGTTTTAAATCATTCGCTTTTTGAAAAGCGTTAGTTACCGATGAAACGTAGTATCTTTTACATTGGACAAGTATTTCAAAATTTCCCACATAAATATCAATTCCATGCTGATTCTGTCCTTGACGCCCATATCTTTGTGCATATGAATTTGAATTAGTGAGTTTAATATAATCAAGACAAATGTTCTCAAATTCATCCGGGGATTGTGGGATAGGAATTCTCATTTCTGATTGTGTTGGCATAATTATCTCACCTCACGATAATTATAACACAGTAGGCAGAAAAAGTCAATCAAAACGCATCAAAGTCCGCCTGTCCAGCGACCTCCGACCAGCCGTCATATTCGTCATTTTCACGCTCGGTGAACATATCATTGATGATCCCGATCGTCAACATATCCAGCTCGGTCAAAGTCAGACCGAGCTGTTTGCATCTCAGGAGAAACAGGGGCGTTGTCATCGGGCGGTCAGTTTTTCGATGTTTTTTTTAGATTCCGTCTGTGTCTCCACATTGAGTCCCCACAGTTCGATGAGCTGCGGCAGAACCTCGTAAATGGAGAAGGTGTTGAAGGCTTCGAGCCAGTCATCGGGATTGTCCGGGACGTTCTCCGGATCGGCGTGTTTCGCCATGATGTATGCGATGTTCTCGAACACCTCAAGGCTCTCGATATCAAGTTCACTTTTGTTTTCATCGCCCTCTTCAACATCGGTTTTCAGTGATGCGAAGTCCTTGTAGATGTCTCTGCGGAACTTGATGCGGTAAAGGCGAGGCACAGCGGCACTTGCCTTGAAGGTTACGCCGATACCGTCAACGGTGATTGTTTTCTGGATAGCCATAGCCGTTCCTCCTTATGAACCCGTTTTCGTAGTTGTGGTTGTTGTTTTCGCTGCTGTGGTCGGGATATAAACGGAATTGTACCAGTTGTCATAGGTGGTCTGGTCTGTGCTTTCGCAGGTCTTGGACTTCACCAGACCATTGGGCAGCGCCGATGCCTTGAGGGAGAGCTTTTCCGTCTTGACGGACTTGCTTTCCTCGGTGGTCTCACCCTCGGTGGCAGGACGGGACGCAGAGCAGCAGTACAGCACATGACGGATGTGATTCTTGTCTCCATCAAACTCGAACATGAGTGCGAATTGGGATGTTTCGGCATCGTTGCGCTCAACAAGCACGCCCTTTGCATCAAGCTGCTCACCGAGAATTTCTGTTGCAAAGTCGGTGGTGATAAGCGCCACCTCCAGATCGCCGTCGTAGCCTGCGTTGTTGTTGATGACATAATACACGCTGTTGTCGGCGTAAAAATTCTCGTTTTCGCCGTTGGCATCGATAGAAAGCGATACCGCACCGGGCAGGCGCACAGGTGTTGCAAAGGTTGGCGTGCCGTCATCCGACCATGCCGTGATCTTTGCCCAGTGAACCTTGTTCAGGCCGAACTTCACCTTGTTTTTCTGCAGTGCCATAGGTTATACCTCCATGATATAGAGAACTTCATAGAGCTTTTCAGACTCTATCCATACCTCAGATTTTGTGTAATAGATATTGTGCTGCGTCAGCACTTCCTCCACACGGCTTTCCGTTTCAGGCGACTTTTCGTCAGTATACAGTTCAATATCAAGTTGCTTGAAGCTGTGATACATCAGGTTATCCGCACCGAAGGTGTCTTCGCCGAGAGAGAGGAAAATAACAAAGGGCGGTTGCGGAGACTCGCCCTCGGCAAAATGATGATAGGCAAACGGCATCCCGATCTCCTGCATCATTTCATTGATTTCTTCATAGGACATAGTTGTTACCTCATGACAGCGCCTTTTCGATGAGGGATTCCAGCATTTCTTCGCCGTGCGCTTCTGCGGGGGCGATATGCGGCTTGCCGGATACACGTCCGCCGTTCCGCTTGGCGTGTCCTTTTTCAAGTAGGTGCGCAAGCTGGTAGCGGTCTTTCGAGTGAACCGTCATTTCGAGTGTATGACTGTTCTCCTTCGTTTTCTTGGTTGTCCAGCTCTTGCGGTACTTGCCGCTGCGCTTCGGAGCATTAGCGGAGATCTCGTTCTTGACGGAGGTCGCTGTCTTTCGCACAGCCTTTTTCATTTCTGCATCCGCAAGGTCTGCATATTCCATCAATCCCCTCATGATTTCCGAAGCCATATCGTCAATAGATGTCATCCTTCGCACCTGCCTTTCGGGATTCGCAGACCAGCTTCATATAGTCCTGCGTCTGGTAATTGGGAACAATGCCCTTGATGTCGTAGTCCAGACCGTCAAAACGGATCCTGTATACGGTCGATGCCATGCGCTTTGTCTGCGGAGTCTGCCGGATAATGGCTTCGATCTTCTGAATCGCTCTGGTCACGCCGGTATCAGTCTCCTCGGATGTTCCGTTATTAGATACAGTCACAGAAGCCCAGCAGGAGAAGGCTTCCTCCCACCGGGCTTTGTGGTTGCCGATTCCGTC